TAAGACTGCCATTTGGTCTAGGTATTGAGAGAGATATTCATTGGGAAGCGAATAAGTCGCTAATGGATTACGCCAACGATGCCCGTGAATACGGTTACATCAGAGCATAGGAGAGAAAATGAATAAGAAGGAAGAGAAGCAAATGGCAAGAGTTATTGCCCTAAATAAAAAGCTTAAAGAGGAATTGTTAAAGTTTGAAGTTAAGTACAGTTTTGCATTAGATATGCTTATTGCTTTTGGAAAATTGGCAGGCGTTGATAATAACAAAAAGGAGTTAGATGAAAGGTTTGACGAGATGTTAGACAATTTTGATATAGATGAAGAGAATGAAGTTCTTATTAACAAACGACTAAGGCATTAAAACAAGGAGATAAAAATTATGATAACTACATCATTAACTGGAGCAGAGATAAAGGCTTTAAGGAAAGAATACGGACTCACGCAACGTGGTTGTGCAGAAATTGTAGGAATTGGAATACGTCAATGGCAAAAGTTTGAAGAGGGAAATCAAACGTGCAAGAAATTGTACATTGATGTTTTGAAACGTCACATGGAGGAAAAGTAATGGGTAGGTTTATAGAGAAAGACGCTTTACAGAATTGTTGGGTAGGATTGGCAAACGGTAAATTTCACAAAAATATGATAATGTTAGAAGACGGTATTAAGCTTAGTGATTCAAGTTTTGAAATACTTTGCTCTATAGCATACAAGCCAGTTTCTCGTTCCGAGTTAATGAGATGCCGATACTTTTCTGATATAAGCTTATCCACAATAAAGAGAGCTGTAACTGAACTTTTAAAGAGTGGTATTGTTGTTGTTGTTGTTGATAAGAATGATAGAAGGAGAAAGATATTAACATTGGTGAACAAGACATGAATTATATTCAAAATATGATAGGCTGTTTGACGGATGGCGGTGTTTATGGATACAAGATTCAGATAAGAAGTGGAGCTAATAATGATTCAACTACTTGGATTAACATTGATAGAAAAAAGTTAGAGAAAATTAAGCGTATTTTGACAGACGATAAATCACATATCTCAGAATAATTCTGTAGAATATATATCGCCTCCATAGGTAAGATTCATCAGCGGGAGTAATTACCCGCTACTTTATCTTTTAAGTGGGGCGATGAATCAACTTAATGAGGAGACAAATCAATGGCACAAAGCCGTCCGTCAATTATCTTACACTTAGATAGTTTAGACATCCTAGATAAATTAACACCCGACCAAGGGCTTGAACTTTTTAAAGCAATTAGAGACTACAACCAAGGTAAAAAATTAGAACTTTCGCAAATAGTCGATATAGTTTTCACACCATTTAAGAACCAATTTGATAGAGATTGTGAGAAGTATAATAACATTTGTGAGCGTAACAAAGCCAATGGCAAGAAAGGTGGAAGACCGAAAAACCCAAATAACCCAACCCCTTTTTTAGAAACCCAAGAAAACCCCAAAAACCTTAAGAATAAGAGTAAGAATAAGAGTAAGAATAAGAGTAAGAGTAAAGAGCTTTTACTAGACACACAGATTTTTATTAATGAAGGTTATAAAGAAGAAACGATAAATTCACTAATTGAGCATAGACGAGATGTAGTGAAAAAACCAATATTGACAAATCGTATGATGCGAGGATTGTTAAACGCTTTAACCGAGTATTACAAACATTGGAAAATTACACCAGAAGATGCTGTTGAGTATTATCTCTCAAAAACGTGGGCTTCGATAGACCCCGAATACAAATACCCGCATAGGCAGATGAAGCAGATTAAAGAAACAGACAGCCTTTCTTATAGCGATATAAGCAAAGCATTAAAAGAGAGAAAAAATTCCACAGGAATGGAGCAAGATAGTAAGATTTTAAATTTAACCAAACAAATGGGAGTGTAGAAAATGTACCAAAAAAACGGAGATTACAGAGAAGAAAAGTTAGATGTTGCTATTGTGGCAGCAGATATAGCTGACTGGTCGATAACAAGATACGGTTATTTTATCAATTCAAGTATTGATAAATTAGAGATGATAGAGGCTTTTTCCGAAGAGCTGGGAAGACTGCCTAGCAATTGTCTGAATTACGTGCAAAAAGCAAAAGACGAGTGGATTGATTTATCTCATAAAAGACCGCCAACAATGCCCGATTTTTTGCAGATGTTGAGAGCGTTTAATAATCATGATGTTAATAAAAACAAAACACCAAGGATTGAGCAGAAAGAATCGCCACCAAGTTTAACCGCTGGTAGATGGGATAACGCTGATACTGATGAGAAGAAAAAAATGTTCTTTAAGTCATACAAAAGCTCAGAAACATCGCAAGCAACAAAATGGGTCATTCGAGAATGGCTACGTGAAAAGGGTGTTGATGAAGCTAAAATAACTTCAATGTTAGGTTAGGGAGGCTGTTGTGAAAATAAATCTAAAGAAAATGGATTCAGTATTAATCCCTGATGATGAAGATACTGGAGACTGGATTAATAAATTGAAATATGGTCAAGTTATATCAGCAGACTTTAAAAAACCGAGAAATTATGAATTCCATAAGAAATATTTTGCGTTAATTAAGTTCGCTTATGAGAATTGGTCGCCAAGCCCTATTCAGGGGATAAGACTAGAGCCAAAAAAGAATTTTGAAGCTTTTCGTGAAAGTCTGACAATTGGAGCGGGTCATTACGAAGTCGTGTTTATGATTAATGGAGAATACAAGCCAAAAGCAAAATCCATATCATTTGCTAAGATGAATGAAGAATCATTTAATGAGTTTTATTCGGAAACGATAAATGTGATTCTCGATAAGGTTTTAACGAACTATACAAAAGAGGATGTTGATAAAGTGGTTGAAGAAGTGATGAGGTTTTACTAATGAGTGATTTATTGAAAGTATTGTTTATGTTTTACTTGATATTACCTTTTGTTATCGCAATTGCAATATTTCACTATGACTTGTGGTTGTGGGTTGTAGAGAAAATAATTGAGAGGATATGATATGGATGAGTTTGACAAGATAACAAGAGACCTTGAGTCTATGAATGATATTTATGAGAGTGTAGATAAGGATGAAATGAGCGCTTGTTACTTTATGGCTTTACGGTCACTTGCGAATAAAGATGGTATTGTAGGTGTTCACAATGAGATTATGAGTGAACTACTCAAGACACAAGAAAGCGCAGGGGTAAAACATTGAAGGCTAAAGAAAGAAAGAAAAGGTTTAATGCTTTATCAGAACACGGTTGTTGCATTTGCAGAAGACCAACGGAGATACACCACTTGTTAGGATTAAGATATAGTGGAATGAGTCAAAAGGCTAAAGATGAAGAAACCATACCGCTGTGTGTTGACCACCATAGAGGCGCACAAGGAATACATCATTTAGGAATGAAAGAGTGGGAGACTACATACGGTGAGCAAGCTTACCATCTTAAACAGATAAATAAGTTACTAGAATTTGGAGCAGGTTTATAGGATTCGAACCTATGTCTTTATGCGGGAAGCATATTGTTCTACCATTGAACTATACCTGCAGAATACCCCCCCACAATCTTTGACGGGTCAGAGGGGCAAATACCAAACAAATGGTGAAAGTAATTATAGCAGACGGAAAAAATGAAAGGCAAATAATTTTAAAAAAAACGGGGAAAACTGAAAAAAACACTTGACGAAGACGACTTTATACCGTATAGTTACACCTATGGACATCAAAAATCCATATAACCAAAAACCAAATAGGAGATACAAAATGAAACTAACTTACGAAACTACACGAGGCAATATCAAAACCGTAACAGGTTTAGTTGAACACATTACCCGTAGAGGCACAAAGTATTACACTAAAGATGATTTAATTTTCCATATCGGTATAACCGTTGAAGTAAAGAATGTGTTATCACTTCATCCAAGACTAACTGGTCATACAGTTTCTTTGGAGGCATAATGGATACTATGACTACTACCGATTACCAAATCGAAGAGGATGAAGCTAATCGTAGAGAGGCTTGTTATGACACAGCCCTAAACGAATACTTAGAAATCGCTGAAAAGATAAAACAAAAATTTGAACACTTTTTAGATGACACGCCTATTTGTGATGTTGACTTTAACAAGTTAAGAATAATGTTTATTTGTTATGAATTAATGGCGTCAAAGGCGAACTACCATTATGTTGATGACTATGACGATATTGAATACGACTTCACTGAAGAGTTGAACGCCATGCTTCTTGATGAATACGGATGGGAGGTTTAATCATGCCAATAGAAGATAAACAATTACTAACTTTTGTAGGCACATTTGTTTTTATTTGCCTAACCATTGTTTCATTAATTAACATTTACGGAGTATAAGTTATGGGATATTTTTCAGATTTAGATATTGATGAGCAAGAACATAACGCTCACATACAAGACCAAGAACCCGACATGAAGTCATATATGAAAACTGAGCAATACGCTAAAGAGTTTGATGATGCGTTCGGAAATCCACTAGAGCAGATTGATGCTATTATCGCTAGTTTAGGGGGTAAGTCATGAGTTATAGCAAAGGTGATGAAATTGAATATGGCGTTGTTAGTGATTGTTGTGGCGCTGAGGTGATATACCAAGACATATGTAGTGACTGTAAAGAACACTGCGACCCTATAAATGAAGAGGAGGAATCATGAGCCAAGACCAAAGACTATTAGATTATCTTAGAGATAATAAACAGATTGACCCACTTACATCATGGAAGGAGTTAGGCATCTACAGACTATCTTCTTGTGTCCACAGACTGCGTAAGCAAGGTTGGGATATAAATACAGGACGTAAGGCAATTATTAACTCGCATGGAGAGTCATGTGTTGTTGCCCTATATAAGTTGAGAACGTCATGAGTGACTTAATTAAAATGGTTGGTGTTTTTTCAAACGAATCCATGAGACCGCCAATGATTTCAATTTCCGAGTTGTGGGGCAAAAAAAGAATAGAGTTGTTACATTGGCAACATGATAGTAATTTAAGAAATCAAGATATTGTTGGAGATGATATAGGCATATCTTTTTGGTTTGAGTTAGATGGTAGTTTTGTAGATATTGAAGCCACTAATAATTTTAACCCGATTAATGTTTATAACAACCTAAGCAAAATGAAAGAAGAGGGGGAGATATGATTTTTGAAATATTAGTAGGCTTGATGATATTGTTCCAAGCATGGGTTTGGTATATGATTTTAGGAGATGACGAATAATGGCAAGTGACTTAAAAAATATGCTGATGGTTCTTACTAGCGCAAACAGTAAGCTTACCGTTTCACGTCGTGGTTTTCGTAGAGTTGTAGTATTAGAAGGCCACGTTGGTAGAAATGATAAATTAATTAAATCATGTAAGGCGGTGTTTAACTTTGAAGAGGACACTGATAAATTTATAGGTATGGGTTTAGAGGTTGAACTTGAATCTGATGAACCAAAAAATAAAATTAAAGATATTGCTAAACAATTAAAGGGAGAATGAATATGGGCGCAATAACCGAGCCGTGGCAGATAGCACTTTACAGAATGAAGGCGCTAACTAAGGCATTAGAACTAGAAACAAAAGGGCTAAAGAGAAGAGGCAAATCAGCATACTCAATAGCAAAAGAGCAATACAGCCTAACAGGAAACAAGATGACTGTATTAGAAAAACTAAATGCCTTATACAAGGCGGAAAAGGAGATGTGGAAATGATAGAATTAAAACTATTAGAGTTTAGGCAAAAATCGGTAGCGGTTAAGAAGAACGCAAAAAACCTGTTTTTTAAGAATAACTACGCAGATATAAATAGCGTGATTGAGTCAATTACACCTGTGCTTAATGAGCTTGGTTTAGTATTTACTCAATGTCCAAATATAAAAGATGGAATGGACGTTTTAACGACACGAGTCATTGTCGCAGATGACCCTAAAGAGTTCATAGAGTCTAACGTAAGATTACTACTTCCTAGCGCAGATATGCAAAAGCTAGGTAGTGCTATAACATACGCTAGAAGATACGCATTAATATCTATGTTTGGACTTGAGACAGAAGATGATGATGGGAATATGGCATCTGGTAAAGTTTCAAAAAACAATACAAAAACACCAAATAAGGCGTATAATAAAACACCTACACAAGCATTGAATGAAAGAGTTAATAATGCTTTTGAGATTTTAGATAAAGCCAAAAAAGATGGGGATATAGCAACGGCAAAAAAGGTTTTCAAACAAGCAGAATCAGAGAACTTAATACAGGTTCAAGATAGATGTATTAACTTGTTTGGGGATAAGTTAGATTAGAAATTAGTGAGGTTGACAACCTTCCATTAGTCGGTGGCGTTTCATGAATTCCCCAAGAATTTGTCTCCCCGTCATCGTTAGGTTCAGAGAAATAGTCCGCTTGATAGCCGTAAGCTATCACTTAATTTACTAAATAAATAGGAGAAAGAAGATGTCAGATTACGACAATACAAACACCGCATTAGCATTTGTTGATAACGGGTTATTCTGCGCTGAAGGCGTACAAGCAAAAGGCAGGTCGCCAATCTTAACAATCAAGGTAAACTTTGATGGAATTGAAAAGGAAATTGGCTTATGGTTTTCAACAGATAAAGAAACAGGGCAATACCGAATCACTAAGAACGGTAGCAAAATGTTAACTGGAAAAATTAAAGAGCCATACGCAAAACCGGACGAGCAATCAGTAGCATCACCACCACCCGCAGTAAATGGGGTTAATCAGTTTGATGATGATATTCCTTTCTAAGTGGGGCTAATAAGTAAAGCGAGGGCTATCGACATATTAAACGATAGCCTTTTCTACATCTGTAATGACAGATATTGCCTAGTGCCTGAAAAGAGCATGAGACAGTATCGTTACCATGTGGATAAGTGGCAACCGAAACTTGATAAAGAACTTGAGATAGGTTTGGTTTTAACACCTGTTGAGACGGATGGATTCGGGGTAACTTACAAAGGTGATGACGGTAAACAATACCGTATAGATGTAGATTGGCAGGTGAGGTCAGAACTTCAGTATGGATTTTTAACAATGAATCATTTACAAGGTTTTGAGATGCCGTGGCTAGATGACTATTCAATAGAGGATGTAGAGGAAGCGGTACAGGCTAATGAGTTTGTATTTGCTAAAACTATGCCAAAGAATCCACACTATTACGCAGTACGCAAGAATTGGGTTGGGAAGATGCCTTATGATGATTTCGTATTATTGATAAGAAAGTATGGTTATAATGAAAACTTTAGAGGATGGGCATACCGATTATGGGATGTTATTGACCACAAGTATTGGTCAATGGGCGCACCTCTAGCACTAACTGTAATAATAAACAGGAAGCCGATTGTATGAATTCAGAGAATTTTTACGATTCCATTGCGGAGCAATACGATTCATATTTTTCCGATGAAGAATCAAAAGCGCAAGACCAGCGCATAAAACAACACTTACTCTTACTTAAAGAGAAGCGTATCTTAGACATAGGATGCGGTACAGGTTTGCTTTTAGAAACAATGGCAGTAAGTGAGCATCAGTATCTTGGCATTGACCCTTCTCATGGAATGGTAGGCATCCTAAATAAGAAATTTCCAGAGTACGAAACAAGAGTTTGTACTTTAGAGAAATACGGTTTTAGAAGAAACCATACAGCCTTCGTATCTTTGTTTGGTTCTATGAATTACGTTAATCCCGATTATTTCAACTCTCAATTCAAATTCATAGAAGATGACTATTACTTAATGTTTTATTCTAAAGGGTATTCGCCTGTAACTTATGAATATGCTGGTTCTAGTAGTAATCATTTCAAGATAGAAGAATACAACCTAGAGGGTGGTCACACATATACCGAAGGAAATTACACTATCTTTACGAGTTTAAAACTATGAGAATATATAAACAGAACAACGTGTTTGATGAAGCCCTAAAAAGGATTCGTTGGTTATATGATGAATTTGATGATGTGGTTGTATCGTTTAGCGGTGGCAAAGACTCGGTTGTCGTATATGAATTAACTTTAATAGTGGCACGAGAGCGCAATAGACTACCCTTAAAGGTATTATTCCTTGACCAAGAGGCGGAACTTCAAGCAACTATAGATTTGATGGAAGAGGTGATGACCTCGGACGAAGTAGAGCCTATGTGGTTTCAAATGCCTATGAAAATCTTTAATGCGACCTCAAGTGATGACCCGTGGATATTCTGCTGGGATAAAGACAAAGAGGATGTGTGGATGAGACCTAGAGTGCCATACGCTATTACTGAAAACGTATATGGAACTGATAGATTCAAGGCTATGTTTACAGCTATTATGAAACACGACTTTGCGCCTAAGTCAGTCAACATTGGTGGCGTTAGAGGTGAAGAGTCTCCGGCTCGTTTATTATCTTTAACTGGTGCTGTGACATACAAGGGTGAGACGTGGGGTAAGTTACTAGACAAGGATAATGACAAATATACTTTCTACCCTATCTATGACTGGAGTTATACAGACGTATGGAAATCAATTCACGATAACAACTGGAAATATAACAGGGTTTACGACCAACAGTTTAGTTGGGGTGTTCCGGTACTGGAGATGAGAGTATCAAGTTTGTGCCATGAGACATCTGTATCTAATCTTAAATACCTTCAAGAAGTGGAAAAAGAAACATGGGTTAAGTTAACTCAACGTCTCAAGGGAATTGACACCGAAGGCAAGTTTGGCAAAGACTTGGGATGCCCTAAACAACTACCGTATATGTTTAAGACGTGGCACGAGTATAGAGGCTATTTGGCTGAGAACTTGTTGCCGGAAGGTGTTGGCAAGGATAAGATATTAAAACGCTTTAAAACGTGGGATTCTTGGTTTGGGCATTTACAAGGATATTACAGGGTTTGTATTAATACAGTCCTAAAGAACGATTATCACTTCACTTTGTTGGATAACTACAGAGTGGCAAACAATAAGAAAAAAAAAGATGTAACGGAGGATATGTATGTCTAATGAAAGAGACTCACAACCAATCAGCCATGTCTTATGGATTGACCTAGATAAGATTGAGGCTAATAATTACAACCCAAACTCAGTAGCAAAGACAGAATTGAAGTTATTACAAACATCCATTTTGGCAGATGGTTATACACAACCAGTCGTAACATTCTATGACGAAGAACGAGATATGTACACAATCGTTGACGGGTTTCATAGATTCACTTGTTGTAAGATTAACAAAGAGATTAACCGTAGAACTGGAAACAAACTACCTATCGTTGTAATCAAGAAAGATATCAATGACAGAATGGCATCAACTGTGCGACACAACAGGGCTAGAGGCAAACACTCGGTTGAAGGTATGAGTGACATGGTATTCAAAATGCTAGAGAATGGAATGTCAGATGCTGAAATTTGTTCAGAGTTAGGCATGGAGGCTGAAGAGATTATAAGACTTAAACACCTTACAGGATTCTCTAAGTTATTTGCTAACGTAGAATACAGAACCGCTTGGGAATCAGACAAACAACTACGATTAAGAAAGGAATATATAGATGGAAACGACAAAGATAAAGATTAGTGATTTAAAGCCTTACAAAGGTAACGCTAGAATCAATGATAAAACAGTTGAGAAACTGGTAGATGCTTATGAGAGATATGGCTATGTAGTTCCAATAGTAGTAGATCAGAATAACGTGGTTGTAGCAGGACACGCTAGACTAAAGGCTGCCCAAAAACTAGGCTGGAAAGAGATTGATTGTCTAACGTCAGATTTGTCAGATGAGAAGAATAAAGAGTTCCGTGTTATTGATAACAAGATTCAAGAAATATCAGAATGGAATGATGAGTTATTGGTTGTTGAATTAAGAGCATTAGATTACCTAGTGTCAGAATTTGACATGAAGATTGAATCAGCCCTAACAACTAGCTTCGGTTTAGATGTAAGCGAAGTAACAGATGAAGATATTAAAAAGTCAGCAGATGGTTTTGATAATGTATTTGGCGATAGAGTAGATAAAGCACAAGATAGGATTGTAAGTATTTGCTGTGAGCATTGCGGTACTGAATTTGGTGTTGAAGCAGAGAAGGTAGGACTATGAATATTGTAGATATAAAACTAGATGACATTACTCCGTACTGGAGAAACCCTAGAGACAACGATGAAACTGTACCAGCCCTAGTAAAGTCAATAGAGAGATATGGATTCAGAGTGCCTTTGATTCTTGATAGGCAGAATACAATCATTAGTGGTCATACCCGATTCAGAGCAGTAAGAGAATTAGGATGGGATACAGTACCGTGTGTAATAGCAGACATAGACGACAAGAAGGCTAGAGAGTTAAGAATCATTGATAACCGTATTCATGAATTAACAGAATGGAACGAGGATGAACTTCAAAAGGAATTAGACAGCATTATAAACTTGAGTGAAACGCTCAACTTCTTTGAAGGAACATTAGACGGTGTATTTGGAATAGCGACAGAAGACATGTCAATGGAGTTAGATGTAGAAGACGTAGCAGATGAAGAGCCTAAAGAAGATGTATTAGTAATCTGCCCTGTATGTATGGAAATGACAAAGGTTATCCCTGTATGATTGTAGAGCAAACTCGGATTATAGTAGCCACAACAGGGGATAGACCAACACTACTATTTGCGTGTCTTAATTCATTGTATAAACTGATGCCGGAATACAAGGTTGTGGTGGTCGCTCAAGAAACACCGGACATTGTAAAAAAGAACCTCCTAACATTACAAAAGATTAGAAAGGAATGGGGGTTAGAGTTTGTATGGCATGATAAGAAGTCGGGACCACATTCTGCAAAAGTGTCTGTATTAGAGAAATACCCCGATACAGAATTATGGGTTTCAATGGATGACGATATGGAAGTCATTAAAGAAACTAATTACAAAACAGCATTAGAGAAAGCATTAGAAAGCAAAGTAGGAATTATTAGCTGTAACTGGGTAAGAACCGAATCATTAATAGCGAAGAGGGATAACAAAGATAAGTTCGTTTCGCAAAAACTCATATACACAGGTGGAGGTTTTGTATTTTCTAAGAAGATAGCTAAACTTGTTTTACAACTACCAAATAGACCATATTCATTTGATGACTGTTTGTGGGCGGGCGTTGCTTATTCAGAGGGATATACCAACTATAGATATTTAGGGAGTTTATGTATTCATAGGGTGTGTTCAAAAGGTGGAAGGCAAAGTTTTTTAATGAAGTCTGAGTCAGCATTGCCACCGGATGGATATGTAATTATGACACCGTGTAAAAAGCAGATGTACCCATACAAAACAGCAAATTATTATATGCCAAAGCCTAACGAGGTTCATCCCGATGCTGAAGCAAATCACATACGAAATAAGAAAGGATAGACAATGGATACATCACAAAGACCAGTAAGAAAACAGATAACTGAAGATAACAAAAAGAACTTCTTAAAAGCCTATAAAGAGAGTGCTGGAAACATTGCTCACGCTTGTAGGGCAGCGAATATAGATAGACAAACCTACTATAATTATATTGGGAAATTCGACTCCTTTAAAAAAGAGTGCGATAATATCAAAGAAGAGAACATTGATTTTGCTGAATCTGTACTAATGGGTGAGATTAAAAACAAGAACATGACGGCTACTATTTTCTTCCTTAAAACCATAGGTAGAAACAGAGGGTACATTGAAAGACAAGAGATGGATATTGATGGAGACATGAATCTAGTCGTTGAGTTTATTGACCCAGATGCCGACTAAAAAACCTTCAGTAAGAATACCGAGAGTATTTAAACCACTATGGAAGCACTATAGATATAAAGTTTATTATGGTGGGCGTGGTGCGGGTAAGTCTTGGAGTTTCGCATTAACACTTCTAATCATGGGAGTGAAACAACGTAAGCGGGTTTTATGTACTCGTGAGGTACAAGGCTCAATGAAGCAGTCTGTACATAAGTTGTTATCCCAATGTATTGAGATATTAAAACTTGGCAGTTTCTATAGGGTAACCCGTGACGGTATCTTTGGCAGGAATGGTACTGAGTTTATTTTTCATGGATTAAAGCACGACCCGATGCAAATCAAGTCTTTAGAGGGTGTGGATATTTGTTGGGTGGAAGAGGCTCAAAAGATTAGTAATGAATCATGGGATATTCTAATACCTACTATTCGTAAAGCAGGTTCAGAGATATGGGTATCGTTTAACCCAAACCTAGAGACAGACCCAACCTATGTTAAGTATGTTGTTAATGAGCAAAGAGATAACGCATTAGTTGTTAAGGTTAATTATTGGGATAACCCGTACTTTGGTGATGAGTTAAGGGAGGAGTTAGAATATCAAAAAGAATTAGACTATGACGATTATCTTCACATCTGGGAAGGGCATTGTAAGACTTCATCTGAATCACAGATATTTAAAGGTAAGTTTGCCGTTGAAGAGTTTAAAGCACCGGAAGGCGTTGTATTCTATTACGGGCTAGACTGGGGTTTTTCACAAGACCCAACAGCCGTATTAAGATGTTATATCATTGATAGGGAACTTTACATTGACTATGAATCTGGTGGCACTCAAGTTGAGTTGGATAGCACCTATAAGTTAATTGATGCCATACCGCAGTCAAAACAATATACAATAAGAGCAGATTCAGCACGACCAGAGTCTATATCTTTCGTTAAAAGACAAGGATATAAGATTGAATCTGTCCATAAGTGGGCGGGTAGTGTTGAAGATGGAATTGAGCATATTAGAAGTTTTAGGAAGGTACATATTCACACTAGATGTTTACAGACAGCAAGTGAGTTTGTGAAATATAGTTACAAGGTTGACAGAGTTACCGGAGATATATTAC